GCGCAGACATCGTGCGCCGCGAGATTGAGGGCCGCGCCGCTGGCGCTGGTCGGCGCATCTCAGGTGAGATGGATGTCCGTATTGCTAGCCCTACTGCCGCCTTCGAGGCGCGCGCAGAGCAGGCGCGCCGTAAGTCGTCTGTGTTCGGGCCAATGTATGACACGGCGAAAGAATTTCCTGAGCCGATCAATGTAGACGCCCTCCGCAGCGGCATAACTATTGCGGCACGAGACCAGTCTGGCCCCGTCAGGGCGGCACTAGGCCGCGCCCTGCGTGACATCGGGCAAGAGGGCGAAATCTCTGCCCTCCGCTTGCACAACGCTCGCGCTGCCCTTAGCGACGCCAAAGAAGAGGCATTCAAGGCTGGGCAAGGCGAAAAGGGGAAAATCCTCAAGAACGTGCTTGAAGAGTTTGACCAGCGGCTTGACCAAATTCCCGGATACGCTCAGGCACGCGCTGGGTGGGCTGACGCATCTGCTATCCAAAGGTCGATTGATGAAGGCCGTGAAGTATTCTCCGGCGGGCCAATGTCGGCTATGTCGCCCAAAGAGCTTGAGGTTAAGTTGTCAGGCATGACTGACGCCCAGAAAGAGGCCTTCAAGAAAGGAAGCCGAGAATATATTGCCGCCCTCATGGGGACAAGCCGCAACGACGCTCCAGCGGCATGGGGCGCATTTGACAAGTCTTGGAATGCTGAGAAGCTGCGTTTGATTTTGGGTGATCAGGATGCCGCAGCACTTATGCGCCGTCTGAAGGCAGAGGCTGAGTTCTCCTCGACGCGCAGCGAAGTTCTCTCTGGATCACAGACAGAGTTCCGCAAGCAAGCGGCTGCCGACCTCGCATCGGCTAGGGAGATGGGCGCTGAAAGCGCTCCTACCATCACAGAGCGTCTCAACAAGGCAATTTCTGCTCCCGTGAACCGCGTCATTGACGAGGTTCTTTTCGGCACGGCTAGAAGCACGCTGAACCGCGACATCGGGCGCATCCTGTCTCTGCAGGGGGCCGAGCGCGATGCGGCGGTTAATGTTCTTCTCCGAGGCGCTCGTGACATGCAGGACAAGACGCGCGCGCAGCAGATCATTGAGCAACTGTTTAGTGCGGGTGCGCTATCGACAGTTCCAGTAGTAACTGAATGAGGATAAACGATGGAACCTGAAGACCGCATCGCAGACGAAGACATCCGCGACATCCTTGACGAGATGGAAGACGCCGCAGAGGGCGAAGACGAAGGCATGGAAGGCCCACAGCCGCTGGACGATGACGAGATCGAGAGCATCTTCTCGGTCGCCGTGCAGGATGCCATCGACTTCATTGAGAGCGATGTCAGTGAGGGCCGTATCCGGGCGCAGCGCTACTTCGACGGCGACTGCGATCTCGGATACGAGGAAGGTCGCAGCCGGGTCGTCTCGACCAAAGTGCGCGATACAGTGCGTGCCGTGAAGCCGTCGCTCATGCGTGTGTTCCTGTCTTCCTCGAAGTTCGTGGAATACATCCCGCGCGGCCCGGAGGACGTGTTGCTGGCCGATCAGGCCACCACCTACATGCACTGGAAGTTCCAAGAGCTTGGCGGCTACCGCATCCTCTCGGACGCCTTCCACGACGCACTCATCAAGAAAATGGGCGTCGTCAAAGCCTACTACGAGGAAAAGAAGTCCACGAAGGTCTACACCTACAGCGGCTTGAACGACATGCAGTTCCAAGCCCTGATGATGGACCCTGACATTCAAGTTCTCGAACACACGGCCACGACAGAGGCCATGGAAGCGCAGACGCCGGACATGGTGATGGCGCAGCCGCCCGTCACCACGCACGACGTTAAGATCGCCCGCACGTCCTACGCTGGCGATATTGTCGTGGACAGCATCCCGCCGGAAGAGTTCTTCTTCGACCGCAACGCCCGCTCGATTGATGACTGCTACGTCTGCGGCCAGCGCACCGACATGCGTGTCGGCGATCTGGTGGCGATGGGCTTCGAGTTTGACGACGTTGTCGATCTGGATAGCTCGACCGACACGGACACCATCGTCGCTCAGGAAGAGGAGGCCCGTCGCGGCTACTCCATGAACCCGAACGACGACGAGAACGCCACCGACCCATCCATGAAGAAGGTCATGGTCACGGAAGCCTACATGCGGATCGACGCAGAAGGCACGGGCGTCCCGACGCTGCACCGTGCGATCCTCGGCGGCTCTAAATACAAGTTGCTGATGGTCGAGCCGTGCGACGAGATCCCCTACGCAATCTTCGAGATTGACCCAGAGCCGCATTCCATGCTTGGCCGATCTCTGGCTGACATCACGATTGACGACCAAGACGCCACGACGGCCATGCTGCGCGGCATCCTCGACAACGTGGCAATGACCAACAACCCGCGCATCGGCGTGGTTGAGGGGCAGGTAAACATTGACGACGTTCTCAACAACGAGATCGGCGCAGTGATCCGCCAGCGCGCTCCGGGCATGGTGCAACCGTATGAGGTTCCGTTTACGGCGGGCCAGACGATGGGCGCGCT